CTAGAACGCGCACCGTCGCAGTTCGCAGGTTTTCAGGGGTCGGCCGACACGCCCGACCGCGTGGTTTAAAGTAAAACTTGAGCCTTTCGAGTTTGTAAAGATAAACTAAAAACAGGGGGAAAAAAATGATTAACGAAAGCCTTCGAAGTTTGGCCACGCCGATCGACGACTTGCACACGCTGCCCGGCAATCCACGCAGGGGCGACATCGCAGCCGTTGCGCGATCGCTCGAGCGCTTTGGCCAGCGCAAGCCGATTGTTGCCAAACACAGCGACGGAACCATCATCGCCGGCAACCACACATGGCAAGCAGCGAAGCAGCTCGGCTGGAGTGAGATCGCCGTCGTTTGGACAGACGACGATGACAACACAGCCCACGCATTCGCGCTCGCCGATAACCGCACCGCCGAACTTGGAAGCTACGACGAAGATGCGCTTCGAGAGATGATCGCGCAGCTCGTAAATGTAGATCCAGAATTAGTAAGCGACGCCGGCTACAGCCAGGAAGCGATTGCAGAGATTCTGAAGATGCCAGTCGAAGAGATTCCAATGGCCGGAGATTTAGATGCAGCACCAGCGAAGTCAAGAACCGCGCACAGCATCGAAGGCGACACATGGATCCTCGGGCCGCATCGTCTTGTTGTTGGAGATTCAACAAACCCAGAAATTCTAAACAAGGCACTCGGCGGCAAACTTGCAGATTGCATCTTCACCGATCCGCCATACAACGTCGCATACACTGGCGGAACAAATGAGAACCTAACAATTCAGAACGACTCAATGAGCGACTTGGAATTTGAATCGTTTCTCCTTGCAACTTACACAGCGATGTATGCAAACGCAAAAGAAGGCTGCCCGATTTATGTCTGCCACGCAGATGGAAGCAGCGTCACATTCAGATCAGCGTTCAAGACTTCCGGATTTATGCTCAAGCAAATTCTTATCTGGGTGAAAGATAACTTCACACTCAGCCGCCAGGATTACAACTGGCAGCATGAACCAATCATCTACGGATGGAAACCAGGAGCAGCACATCCCTGGTTCGGCCCATTCAACGACTCAACCGTTCTCGACTTCGCAACGAAGGACTTGGACACATTGAGCAAGACAGAACTCGTCAAAATTATCGAGACAGCAAGAGAGTCATCGACAATTATTCGCGAGCCACGTCCACGCAGAAATTCAGAACACCCGACCATGAAGCCCATCAACCTCATCACTCGAATATTGAGCAACTCGGCGAATCGTGACTCGGTTGTTCTGGATCCATTTGGCGGATCAGGTTCCACACTTGTAGCAGCTCACACACTCGGAATGACTGCAGCACTTGTAGAATTAGATCCCATATACGCAGACGTTATCTGCAAGCGCTGGCAAGAACTGACTGGAATCCTTCCAATCAATGAACTCACCGGCAAGCCTTACGATTTCATAGGAAGCGAAAATGCCTAATCCCCCAAAGACAATTGAGCAGAAGCGCAAACTTGGAAACCCAGGAAAGCGACCGCTGCCAGATAAAGGAACGCTGATCTCTTTGCCGATGGCGAAAGAAACACCGGAACCACTTCGCCCACTTGGAGCAGAAGGACAAAATATGTGGGAGAGAATCTGGCAAGCAGGACGTGCATGGATTTCTCCAACCACAGACATCGAACATGTAATGATTCTCTGCGAAACGATGGATGAGCGCGTTCAACTTCGAGCGATAGTTTTCAGAGGTGGAGAATGGCGCGACCGCGTCGCATTGCGTCATCTTGATCATCAGATAACTGCAATGCTTTCCTTGATCGCATTCAACCCGGTCGAGCGTTCGCGACTTGGACTAGCAGAAGTGCAAGCACAGACACGCATCCAGGAATTAATGACGCGAGCACGTGGCTAAGAAAAAAATACAATCATGGCCGCCGCGTTGGATAACGCCGGTGGACTTGCCAGACCGCAAACGCGGCGATGGCCCTTTATATTCTGAATTTGCAGAAGCCGTATGCAGAGTAACGAAAGATTCAGTGGCAGCACCAGCCGGCGAACTTTTACACCTGCGCGATTGGCAGAAGGAACTTCTCAACTACGCACTTGCACGCAGGCCAGATGGCAGACTTAAACACAGAGTCGCCCTAATCGGCATGGCGAGAAAAAATGGAAAGAGCGCGCTCGCAGCTTCGATGGGATTATCGGCGCTCACACTTGGCGGCAACGGTTCCGAAATTTATTCATGCGCAGCAGATCGAGATCAGGCTCGCATCGTATTTGGAACAGCAAAGCGAATGGTTGAACTTGACCCGGAACTTTCTTCGATGTTTACGCTTTACCGCGACGTAATCGAATACAAAGACAAGGGATCCGTTTACCGCGCACTTTCAGCAGAGGCATACACGAAAGAAGGACTCAACCCTTCACCGATCGTAATCTTCGACGAAGTCCATGCGCAGCCAAACCGAGAACTCTGGGATGTTATGTCGCTTGCAGGCGGCGCACGATCCGATTCACTTCTCCTCGGCATAACGACAGCAGGAGTAAAGACGCAAGCAAACGGCCAGGACAGCCTCGCCTATTCTTTATATCAATACGGCCAGAAGCTTGTAAAGGGCGAACTTATAGATCCGTCGTTCTTCTTCGCCTGGTGGGAACCGAAGAACCCGGAAGCAGATCACAGAGACAGGCAGCTCTGGATTGAATCAAACCCCGGATTCGCAGACATCGTCGACGCCGAAGATTTCGAGAGCGCAGTCTTGAGAACGCCAGAAGCAGAATTCAGAACGAAGCGCACGAATTGCTTCGTATCAACAGCAACCGCCTGGCTTCCAACCGGATCATGGGAAGCCTTGATCGACACAGAGAGAACGCCAGAACCAGGCGAAGATGTAATCCTTGCATTTGACGGAGCGTTCTCAAACGACAGCACCGCGCTCATTGCGTGGCTGCTTGGCGGAGACAAACCGCACCTCATGGTTGTAGGAATCTGGGAACGACCAGACGACGCAGAACAGGGATGGCATGTGCCAGTGGCCGAAGTCGAACAGACGATCATCGACACTTTCAGAAACAGCAACTTCCAAACCAGAGAGATCGTCTTCGACCCGGCGCGATGGCAGCGCACTTTCATGATTCTAGACGAGCAAGGAATGCCAGTCGTCTCATATCCGAACAGCGCAGAACGCATGGTTCCAGCAACGCAAAAATTCTACGAAGCCGTAGTGAATCAAAGCTTCACCCACGATGGCGATGAAAGAATGGCAAGACATATAACAAACTGCGTCACGAAGCAATCATCTCGGGGCGTTATGGTTGCGAAAGCAAGCTCGAAGCGAAAAGTCGATGCGGCCGTAGCAGCAATCTTCGGATATGACAGAGCAACGCAACCAGCAGAACCAAAGCCACCAGTGGCCCGGTTCTTCTCGGTTCAACTTTAGGAGCGAAATGAAAAAAATAGATTTCTCACTCGTAGCAGAAGTGACTGGCGTAGCATTAGCAACCACAGGAATCGCAATGCTCTCATTGCCGATCGCATTAATTACACTGGGAACATTTCTAGTATGGATAACAGAAAAGGCTAACTGATGAGTCTATCGAAGCGAATCAAAGCAGCAGAGCAGAAGCGCACAAACAATAGCCAATGGGTCGAACCACTTATCCCTGGCCGCCCTGCTTACATGGCCCCATCTGGAATCGACGTCAACGCAGACTCCGCAATTCGCATGTCGACAGTTTATGCATGCGTCCGATTGCTCGGCGATACGATTTCCTCATTGCCACTTGCAGCATACGTTCGACGCGGAAGAAACAGAATCTCATACGCCAGCGTTTATGGAGAGCAACCAGCCTGGATCAACAAACCAAATCCAGAAGCATCGCGCCTCGAGTTTTACGAACAGATCATCGCCTCACTTAATATTCATGGCAACGCATTCATCCTCACCGTTCGCGACGACATGGGCGAAGTTCAAGAGGTCTACTGCGTTCATCCAGACGACGTTCGCATTGAACGACCACGTCCTGGCGAGCCAATTATCTATAAGATGAGAGATGAAGAAGGAATATATTCTCGCATTTTGACCTCACGCGAAATGAAACACATTCCACTCTTTAGACTTCCAGGATCCATGTACGGCCTCGGCCCGATCGCAGCAGCTCGACTCACGATCGGCGCAGCGATGGCAGCAGACACATACGCAGCCGCATACTTCGGCAACGCAGCAAACCCAGGCGGCGTCATTGAAGTGCCGGGCGAATTAACAGAAGAGCAGGCAGGCGACATCGGCCGCGATTGGAACATCACCCACACAGGGCCGTACCGCGCAGGCAAGATCGGAATCCTTTCAGGCGGCGCACAATTTCGCCCACTCACACTAAACGCAGCAGACGCGCAGCTACTAGAAGCAAGACGCTTCAACGTTGAAGACATTGCGAGATTATTCAGAGTACCGATCAGCCTGCTCGGACATCCAGTAGCAGGAGCGATGTCATTTGCAAGCGTTGAAGCACAGAACCTCTCATTCGTGCAGCACTCACTTCGTCCATTATTGGAACGAATCGAACAGTCAATGTCCGAATTACTTCCAGAACCGGACGGCTTCATCAAATTCAATCTTGACGCATTGCTTCGTGGAACCACTCTCGAGCGATTCGACGCATACACAAAGGGCCTCCGCGAAGGCTTCCTATCACTTAACGACGTCCGCGCCGTTGAAGATTTATCACCACTCGGAGTGGCAGGCGATCAATTCAGAGTGCCATTGCAGAATATCGACGCGGCAGATGCACCAGATGTAGGACTCAAACTTCGAGCCGAGATCGCAGCAAGCCTGATCCAAGTCGGCTTCGATCCAAAGGCCGTAACAGAAGCCGTCGGATTGCCATCGATGGCTCATACAGGACTGCCATCAACGCAGCTGCAACAGATCTCAACGATAGATCCAGCAGATCCAAAGAGCGTATACGAAGTCAACTCAAGAGAAGCAAGAAGCGAGCAACCGCACATGGTTCTACAAGTTCCAGAACCAACCGTCAATGTTGCAGCTCCGAATGTAACAATTGAACCGGCGATGGTTATGCTTGAATCACCTCAAGTCAATGTTGAAGCGCCAAATGTAAGCGTCGATGCACCGACAGTAAATGTGACAAATACAATCGAGCGCAAAAGAGTCCGCAAGAAGATTATTCGAGATGATAACAATTTGATTATTGAAGTCATCGAAGAATTTGTAGAAGGGGATGAATAATGGCAACAGGTCTAAGTTCTTATCTTGCGAACAAATTTCTGGATTCAGTCGGCAACGCGACCGCTTATTCGGCAGCTGATGTCTATGTGAAACTTCACATAGGAGATCCAGGAGCAAACGGCACAAGCAATCCAGCAACAGAGACGACTCGCAAAGCAGCCTCATTCGCTGCAGCAACAGCCGGTGGACTTACATCCGATGCAGACGTTTCATGGACAAACATCGCAGGCTCAGAAGACGCCACCTTCTTCACAGTATGGGATAACGCAACAGCAGGAAATTTCTTGTTTAGCGGAGCCGTAACAGGCAATGCATATACAGCAGGCGATACCTTCACAATTCCAAGTGGATCACTAACAGCATCCCTAACACTCGCGAGCTAACATGGCGCAATTCGTCCTTGATACTTCTCAGCTCGATGTTGACGTATTAGGCCCGATTACCTTCGCGACAGCAAGCGCTTCATTAGGATCCATAGCAGCAACGGCAACCGTAGCGATCGACAACATTGTTGCAGCCAATGCGCCTCTTGGAGCATTGCTGGCACAGGCAAACATTCCACAGGCGATAGTTCAAACTTCTGGTTCGCTAGGACTTCCGAACTACGTTCAACCAAACATCATCACGCCAGAGATACAGATAAAGCAAGCCAAGAAAATAAAAGGACAAGCAAAGACACGACTAGGCGCAATGAAAATACAAGCAACATCAAGAATAGACTTCTCTGTGCTTAACGACGACGCAGAACTTCTCTTAGTGATATAGGACAAAAATGCCATATTTAATAAGCGACAAGCAGAGCGATTGCGCAGGATGGGCAGCCGTTAAAGAAGAAGCAGATGGCACATACACGACAATCGGATGCCATCAAAATAAGCAAGATGCCATCGACCAGATGGTTGCAGTTTCGATCGCAGAAGAGATAGAACCAGGCGGTGAAGTAAGCAACCGAGCCGTTGATTTATCGGCCCCGGCATTTATTCAAGCAAACGCAAAGCGTGGACTTGCATATTTGGCAGAAGGATATGGCGGCGACGGCCTGACAGAAGGAACCAAGCAAGCAGCTCGAGAGATGGCAGCAGGAAATATCACCGAAAACAAGATCAGGAAAATGGCCCCCTGGTTTGCAAGACACAAAGTCGATGGCCAGGCAGCAAAGAACAGCAACCCATCCGATCCACAATACCCAGGCCCAGGATTAGTCGCCTGGCTTTTATGGGGCGGAGATTCAGACTTCAGCGACCGAGCACAAAACTGGGCGCAAAGGAAGATAGATGCACTCGACGCAGAAGAAGACTCAAGGAGCAAAATGACAAAGAAAATCGAACGCCGCACCTTTACGATCAAGAACGTAGAAGCTCGCCAGGCAGAAGACGGAACCATGCGCCTCTCAGGATACGCAGCCGTATTCAACGAAGACAGCGTGCCGCTTCCATTCCTTGAGAGAATTGCACCCGGCGCATTTAGGAAGACCCTGACAGAGACACCAGATGTTCGCCTCTTGATCAATCACGAAGGCCTACCTTTGGCACGAACAAAGAACAAAACGCTTCGACTTCACGAAGACGAAACCGGCCTCTACATGGACGCCGATCTCCCAGACACGCAAGCAGCTCGTGACCTTTACACACTGGTCGAGCGCGGCGATGTTGATCAGATGAGCTTCGCATTTCGAGTGATCCGCCAGAAATGGAGCGAAGATCGCAGCCGCCGAGTTCTTACAGAGCTCAGCCTTTCTGACGGCGACGTTTCAGTGGTGACTTACCCGGCTTATCCAACCACCACAGTCGAAGCCAGAGAACACTTGCAAAACGCAATTCAGGCCGTCAAAGAAGGCCGCGAAATTTCAGGCGAATCTCTTCTCGTTCTAAATACCATCTTCAGCGACTTATCAGAAGGACACGATTATGTTATGCGTGCAGTCGAGATGATGGCAGCATTAATGAATGCGCAAGAAGCGCCAGAAGAAGCGCCAGAAGAAGAGATGCCAGTAGAAGAACCAATGATTGAAGATACAGCGCCTCGATCTATTTCTCTTCGCCTTGCGAAAGCAATCATCAACAATACAAAGTAGAATTCTGCTGCAATCAGCAGATACAAAGCCGGAGCGCCTCTCGCACCCAATATGCGCCGCGAGATTAAGTGAAACCACTTTGATCCAAAACCTAATCAGAAGGAGATCAACACATGTCAAAGTCTTTCCTTGATAAGTTGATCGAGCGTCGTGATGCAGTCAAGTCAGAGATGGACGCAGTTCTCGAAGCAGTAGCAGAAGAGAACCGCACTGACCTCACAGCAGAGGAAACCACAAAGGTGGATACACTCGTAGAAGAATCACGCTCACTCGATACAAAGATCGAAAAGATGAAAACACAGGCAGATGCAGATGCAAAGGCATCTGAAATCCGCTCAGCAGTTTCAGATGTTGTAATGCCACGCACTACAGGCAGCGCAACAGTCACACGCGAAGAGCGTACATATTCAGCAAACTCAGGTGCATCATTCGTGAAGGACGCATTCAATGCGCAATTCGCAAATGACTACGCAGCAAACGAGCGCCTCGCACGCCACATGCGTGAAGAGTCAATCGAGCGCCGCGATGTTGGAACAGCACAGTTCGAAGGTCTTGTAATTCCACAATACCTCGTCGACCTTGCAGCTCCATACGCACGTGCAGGCCGCCCATTCGCAGATGCAGCAACAAACAAGATGACACTTCCACCATCAGGCATGACACTAAACATCAGCCGCATGACAACAGGATCATCAACAGCCGTACAGGTAACACAGAACGACGCAGTATCAGAAACAGATGTGGATGACACACTGCTCACAATCAATGTTCGTACAATCGCAGGCCAGCAAGATATTTCTCGCCAGGCTCTAGAGCGCGGAACAGGCATCGACACATTCGTGATTGCTGACTTGATCAAGTCATGGCACACCACACTTGACTCACAGATCCTCAATGGCGCAGGCACAGCCGGCACAATCAAGGGCCTACGTAACTCAGGTGGCAACGCCGTAACATTCACATCAACAGCGCCAACAGTCGGATTGCTTTATCCAAAGCTTGCTGACGCAATTCAGCAGATCCAGACAAACGCATTCGTTTCACCTACACACTGGGTACTTCACCCACGTCGCCTCGCATTCCTTCTCGCAGCAGTGGACAGCACAAACCGTCCACTCGTTGTGCCAGCAGCAAACGGCGCAATGAACGCAGTAGGAGTCGGCGGAGCGCCAATCTACGGAAACTCCGGATATCAGATGCTCGGACTTCCAATCGTTACCGATGCAAACATCGGAACAACATACGGAACAACAACAAACCAGGATGAAATCTATTGCGTAACAGCAAGCGAATCTCATCTCTGGGAGCAGCCAGGATCACCATTCGCACTTCGCTTTGATGCGACAGGCGCTGGCAACCTCACAATCAAGTCTGTCGTTTACGGCTACGCCGCATACACAGCAGAGCGCTACCCACTTGCAGCCTCGATTATTTCAGGCACAGGTCTAAGCGCCCCAAGCTTCTAATAGAAGCAAAGCACTAAATTGTGCAGGGCGAGTGGCCCACCCCCCGAGTCACTCGCCCTGCACTTCTAAACAGGGGGAAACAAATGAAGACAGGACACAAAGTAACAATCGGCTCATGCGATCCAGGATCCGTAAATGGATCCTTTGCATACAGACTGATTCAACTTGCACAATCAAGAAGCAGCAGACTCGGGCCATTCGTAAGAATCAAAGGCTCCGGACTTTTATCAAAGCAACGCAACCGCATGGTGAAACAATTTCTCGATAACACCGACAGCGACTGGCTTCTTATGTTGGATTCAGACGAGCAGCTGACGACGCCGGCATTTGACGCCTTGATCGACACAGCCCACGACAAAGACCGCCCGATCGTCGCAGGCCTTGTCTTTGCAGGATTTGGAGTACCAGGCAAGCCTTACCCAAAGCCAGTCCCGGCAATATTCCAGGACTCCGATAAAGGCTTCCTTCCGCTTTACAAATACGACAAGAACGCAGTCTTTGAAATCGACGCAGCAGGAACCGGATGCCTAATGGTTCACCGAAGCGTTCTCGAGAAGATGCGCGAAGTCGCAGATCCAAACCAGGGTAAAGACTGGTGCTGGTTCTGGGATGGGCCAGTAAACGGAGAATGGATCGGCGAAGATTTATTATTCTGCAGAAGGGCAAAGGCGCTCGGATTTAAGATCCATGTAAACACAGCCGCCGTCCTACCGCATCAGAAGAGCTTCTGGATGGAAGAAATTCACAATGATATTTGGCAAGATTAAGAAGACCCGGCGCAAGCCGGCAAAGGAAACAGCAACCGCCGATCCCAAACTAGAACGCGCAATGCTGCCGAAACCGGAAAGAAGGACGAAGCGTGGCCCTAACTAATGCCTATTGCACCCTGGCCGAATTAAAGGCCTCGCTTGCGATCACAGACAGCGTGGATGACACCCCACTCGAAGCAGCGATCACAGCAACCAGCCGCATGATTGACGATTACACCGGGCGCTTCTTTTACCGGAACGGAACGACGCAATCACCAGTCGCTCGTTATTACACGCCGCTAGATCCCTGGACAATGAACATGGATGACAGCGTTTCAATTACAGAAGTAGCAACAGACGACAACTTCAACCAAACATGGGATACCGTCTGGTCAACGAGCGACTATATGCTCGAGCCAGTAAATAACCCACAGCGCGGATGGCCAGTCAACCGCATTCTTGCAATCGGCCGATACGTTTGGCCCTATTACTTACCACAGTCCTGCCGAATCACCGGCGTCTGGGGATGGACAGCAGTACCAGCCGAGATCAACATGGCAACCTTGATCCAGGCAGCTCGATTATTCACACGCCGCCAGTCGCCATTCGGAATCGCAGGAAGCCCGGACTTAGGCACAGTGCGTCTCACAGCCAAACTTGACGCAGACGTTGAAGCCTTGCTTCGACCATTCCGCAAGAACAATGGGCTGGCTAAATAATGCCTATGCAACCAAGCCAGGTGCGAGACGCGCTCAAGACAAGACTTCAAACCATCTCGGGCCTTCGCGTTTACGAATTGATCCCAGAACCAGTGACACCGCCATGCGCGATCGTGGGGCAGCTCGACTTCACATTCGACATCGATAACGCCCGGGGATTAGATCAAGCAAACGTCGATGTTTATGTGATCGTCCAGCGCTTCTCAGAGCGAGCAGGCCAGGACAAGCTCGATGCGTATCTTGCAGGCACAGGAGCAACATCCATCAAAGCCGCAATAGAGGGAGACAGAACGCTCGGCGGAACATGCCAGACATTGCGAGTGACTAGCGCAGAGTCCGGAACATACGACTCGCAATCGAACTCATTTCTCTCGTACCGATACCGCCTAACAATCTGGGGATAAGGAGATCCAAATGACATACACAGTAATCTCACATCGAGAAGTCTGCGGAAAGACCACAGGCGACATACTCACCGCAAAAGAATTGCAAGATGCAGGAATCAGCGCACAAACCCTGATCGCTGGAAACCACATCAAAGCAAGTAACACAGCACCACAAATCCCATCCATCAAAACAGAAACAGAAGAAGGAGCGACAAAATAATGGCTCGCATAGTTCTCACTAACGCATTTATCTCCGTCGGCGGAGTGGATCTGAGCGATTTGGTCGCATCAGTCTCACTCAGCGAAACATTCGACATCGTCGAAACAACAGCATTCTCATCAACAGCAGCAAAGACACGCGTTGCTGGATTAGAAGACAATTCAATCACCCTGGAATTTCACCAGGACTACGCAACCAACGAAGTGGAGCAAACAATCTATCCACTTCTCGGAACAGCAGCAGCTGTAATCGTAAAGCCAAACGGCTCAAGCACCAGCGCATTCAATCCAAGTTATACCTGCTCTGCTATTATTTCAGAATGGACTCCGATCAACGGATCCGTCGGTGAATTGGCCACAGCATCTGTGACTTGGCCAGTAACCGGAGCAATCACGAAGGCGGTCGCATAATGGCAAGACTTGTACTAACAAACGCATCCGTTGTATTCGGAAGCACAGACTTGAGTTCGTATATTTCGAGCATCACTCTAAATTCAACATTTGATATCGTAGAAACAACTGCATTCGGAAACACAGCGAAAACACGTGTGGCCGGTCTTGCAGACAATTCTGTGACGTTCGAATTTCACCAGGACTACGCAACATCAGCAGTCGAGCAAACAATCTATCCGTTGCTCGGAACAGCAGTCTCAGTTGTTGCAAAGCCAGTAGCAGGAACAACAACAACAGTAAATCCGCAATACACATTTTCTACGCTTGTCTCCGAATGGACTCCTCTAAATGGATCCGTCGGTGAATTAGCAACTGCGAGTGTGACTTGGCCGATCTCCGGCGCAATTACCAAAGCAACATCCTAAAGAAAATAGGGGGAAACAAAGATGGATGGATTAAATATTAAAGTCAAGACGACTGATGGCGTGGAAAAAACGTTCTCATTACGGCCACGCATCATCGTCGACTTTGAACAGAAGTATGGCAAAGGTCTAACCAAACTCATCGGCGAAGAGCAGAAGCTCGAACATATCTACTATCTCGGATGGCTTGCACTTAAAGCAAATGGAGTGGTTGTGAAACCATTCGGCCCGGAATTCTTAGATACGCTCGAAGGAGTTCAATTAGACACAGACCCAAATTCAGAATCCACAGAGACAGCCTGACATACACAATCGCAGCAGTTTCTGTGGAGACAGGACTAGATCCGATTTCTTTAATTGATGCACCAGACGGCATCCTTGAAGCGATCGTGATTTATCTTAAGGAGAAGGCAAAGGCGGCAAACAAACATGGCCAATGAAGTCGTGGCAATAAGCGGCATCAAAGAAACCACCGCCGCCTTGAAGAAATTCGACAAGGACGCAGCTCGTCGGCTGAACAAAGTTATCAATGACGAGCTGCGTCGTGCCGAAGGCGACGCCAGAGATCAGATAGACAATAAGCCGCCCATGAGTGGCTGGCGATCAACAGCGCCACAGAACCCACGCAAGGGCGTCAGAGGCGGCCAGGGATGGCCAGCCTGGGATCCGCAAGCAATCAGGCAGGGCATCGTCAAAACTCGCTCAGAGGGCCGCGTGAGGGCCGATTACACGACCAGCGCAGGCGCACTCTTTAACAAGAACGCCTCCGGCGTTATCTTCGAAGTTGCAGGACGCAGGACACCAGGGCAGGGAACAGGCCGCCAGATGATCGGCGTATTGAACGACAGGATCAGGAAAGCATCACGCGGAATCTGGTTCGTCATTGATCGCGATCGTCCAAAGATTTATGCAAATATAAGAAGCGCAATGGATGATGCCCAGAAAATTTTGCAAGCCAATCTAAATAAAGAGAAGGGATAACCGAGCATGGCAATCGGAGCAGTAGTCGCCCGGATTATTACCCAGTATTCAGATAAAGGCAGCAAGGCAGCATCCAGAGATATCAATAAGCTCGGGAAATCTTTCGATAAATTTGCAGGCAAAGTAGCAAAATCCTTCGGAATTGCAGCAGCAGCCAGCGCAGCATTCGCAGTCAAGATTGGCGTCGATTCAGTCAAGGCTGCGATTGCAGATGAAAAATCCCAGGCGCTTCTTGCCAATTCTCTAAGAAACACCACCGGCGCGACAGACGCAGCGATAGCAGCGACCGAGTCATATATAGATGTTATTCAAAGAACGCTCGGAGTCACAGATGATGAGCTGCGTCCGGCACTTGCAAAATTAGCAGGAATTACCTCCTCAATTACGGATGCACAACAACTTCTAGGTTTAGCCTTAGACGTTTCAGCAGGCGCAAGCGTAGATTTAGGATCAGCAACAAATGCAGTGACTAGAGCACTGCAGGGCAACTTTAGAGCACTGCGTGCTTTAGGAGTTCCAATTACAGATGCAATGGTCAAATCAAAAGACCTGAACGCCGTTCTTGAATTGACCGCTAAAACATTTGGTGGGGCAGCATCAACCAGAGCCGAAACCTTTGAATTTAGAATGATCCGTCTCGGTATTGCATTTGATGAAGCCAAAGAAACACTTGGCACAGCACTTATGCCTACACTTGAAGAATTATTCAAAGTAATGGTGACAAAAGTAATACCAGCCATTCAGGAATTTATTGCAGAAAATGGAAATAAACTTGTTGCAGTAATGACTGGAGCGATTAAAGCCATCGTTGGCTTTGGCTTTGTCATCTTTAAAGTCTTCGCATTTGTCGCGAAACACAAAGAAGTATTCGTATCACTCGGCGCGATATTTGCAGCGACATTCGTGGCAGGCAAAGTCTATGCATTCGTTACAGCCATACAAGGGCTAGTCAAGGCTTACCAGGCAATCAGAGCTGCAGCGATCGGAGCAGCAGCAGCACAGGCAGCAGCCACAGGCGGCCTCTCAGTTGCAGCTGCAGCCGCCGGCGTTGCCGCATTCGGAGTCACGCTCGGCGGTCTTTATCTTGCCACTAAGAAGGCAAGCGACGAGATGAAAAAACTGGAAGGATCCGGCGAAGATTTAGAATTTTCATTCGATGGATTAGATTCAACCACCGGCGATTTCTTGAACAAACTCGGCGGCCTCAACGTGAATCTTAAGAAGGGCATCAAAAACACAAAGGATCTGACAGCAGCAGACCTGAAACAAATTGCCACAAAGAAGGCGCTCGCTGCTTTGGCAAAATTAGGCATTAAGCCAACGACAGAAACAGATCCAATACAACTCGAAGCGGCACGCTTGAATTTAATCAAGCAAAATAACATCGCAGAGCAGAAGCGCATAGAATCAATTCTTGCAAATCTAGAAGCGCAACTTAAGGCAAACGAAGCAATCAAGCGATACACCGATCTGCTTGGAGTCGTTGCAGATTCAACAATCTCAAATGAAGAGGTTGTTATCCTGGCGGCAAAGTGGGGAATCAGCAAAGAAGCAGTGATCGCATATACGACTGCCATCTTTGCCGTTAACGATGGCAAAATTTCAACGACAGAAGTCGAAAATCTTGCAAAGCAATGGGGAGTAACAAAGCAGCAGGCTGGAATATATCTAGACTTCTTCCGAGCACTCAACGACGGCAAACTTGATCAGACAGAGATAAACAATCTCATGATCAAGTGGGGCCTTACCACTCAGCAAGTAGAAAATTATGCAACGCTTATCGCAAAGGGAGTAACACCTTCTGACCTTTGGCCGCAACCAGGAGATGCAGCAAAGAAGTCATGGGAAGATGCACTCAAGGCGCTTAATAATTACATTGCAAAATCAGGATCCACAATCACTCCGACGCCACAGGCGGCTCCGGCATTTGAACCATTTATCGGGTCAAAGGGCGGCATCGGAACGACGACGATATCGCCTACAGTTTCGAGCGTCCCGGCAGTTCAAGCAACTTTCGAGAAGGTATTCACAGACATGTCTGCGATGGGAAATAACCAAACCCAATCAGCGATTCTGGCTTTATCTTCAGCTCGATACGAAGCCCTTGCAGCTTCATATGCCAATAGGCCAAAGCTCGCAGAAGGCGGCATCGTTACAAGTCCAACCACAGCTCTGATCGGCGAAGCCGGGCCAGAAGCCGTTATTCCACTCAACCGAATGGGATCAATGGGCGGATCTAATGTCAACATTGTCGTCAACGGCAGCGTGACCAGCGAAGGCGACCTCGTCAACGCGATCCGTAACGCGATCCTTCAGGGCCAAAATAACGGACAGGCGATCACAAAGACAGCGATCCAACTCTGATGGCAGGCATTCCACAGCTCGGAGCATCGATCGACTTCGTCAACGGCCCGGCCTTTATTTCGACCGCATTCACATTGGATGACAGCATCAAGGGCAAGCTCGGAACAGGCCAGCTCGCAGACGCAGACGACTCGGTCGACATTTCCAGCATCATCCTGCGATCATCGATCCGCAGAGGACGAAACCGCATCCTGAACAAGTTCGAAGCAGGAACGGCCGTCGTTGAGATCAAGGACGACAATGGCGACTGGAACCCGGCCAATACAGCAGGCCCCTATTACGGCAAGCTCGTACCCTTGCGCAAAATCCGAATCTGGGCAGATTACGAAGGCGTCCGTTATTACCTTTTCTCCGGATTTATCACCAGTTATGACACACAATTTGCACTAGGAGCCGATGAAGTTTCTAGAGTGATCCTGCAATGCGTCGACGGCTTCCGCCTTCTCAATAACGCAGCCATTACCACAGTGCCGGACACCGGAGCAGGGCAATTAAGCGGAACGCGCATCAATAAACTTCTCGACGTTGTCGACTGGCCTGCTTCACAAAGAGACATCAACGCCGGCGACAGCACGATGCAGGCGGATCCGGGAACAGCCGATCGCACCGTACTCGAAGCAATTCAAACAGTAGAAAATAGCGAGTTCGGTGGCTTCTTCTTGGACGCAGAAGGAAACGCAACCTTCTACTCAAGAACCACAGTTAGCCAGTACGCAGATTCAACGCCTGTCGTTTTCAGCGATACCGGATCAGGAATCGGGTACGCCCAGATTGACCTGGCCTTTGATGACACCTTGATCGTGAACGACGTCTCAGTTCAAAGGCTCAACGGCACAAACCAGACCGTCACCAGCCAGACATCAATCGATAACTACTTCATCCATTCAGGAGCCAGAACCGGCATCCTGGTGCAGACAGATACAGAAGCTCTAGATCAAGCGACCATGATCTTGCAATCGCGCAAGGACGCAACCCTTCGCATTGATTCCATGACGCTCAACCTGGTCGACGATGGTCAAGAAGCAAGAAACATCGCAGGCATTAACCTCGAGATATTCGACCTGGTCAATGTTACGAAAAGCATGCCGGGATCCACGTCGATCACCAGCGAGTTATTCGTACAAGGACTACAGCACGACATTACAAGGACAACATTTACCACTAAGATACTGACCAGCGAACCGATCATCCAGGCATTCATTCTAGATAGCACATCACAGGGAATTCTGGGCGTCGCAGGCGTTCTCAGTTACTAATAAGGAGAAATCATGGCAGGAGCAGGGTACAAGTTATTTGCAACAGGAGACGTGCTGACAGCAGCGCAAGTCAATACTTTCTTGATGCAGCAGACGGTGATGGTATTCGCCGATTCTTCAGCTCGTACAACAGCGCTAAGCGGCGTCGTTGCAGAAGGAATGCTCTCTTATTTAACCGGAACAAACGCACTTCAATATTACGACGGCGCAGCATGGCAAGATGTGAGCAACCCAGGAGACATCACCGGAGTAACAGCAGGAACAGGACTCACCGGCGGCGGCACTTCCGGATCCGTAACGCTTGCCATTGATTCGACCGTTGCCACTTTGACCGGCAGCCAGACGCTGACCAATAAGACGCTGACAGCGCCAATCATCACCGATGCAGTTATTCGGGGCTTTGAAGAAGATGTGAATGTGGTGGCATCGGCAGCGACAGGCACGATTAACTTTGATGTTTCCACAGCATCGGTGTGGTTCTACACGTCAAACGCCACTGCCAATCACACGCTCAACTTCCGTTATTCAAGCGGAGCAACTCTTAGCTCAGTTCTTGCAGTAGGCGATGCAATCACCCTGGTATGGCTTAACACAAACGGAGCAACAGCCTATTATCCAAACGTGATTCAAATTGATGGAACCACAGTTACTCCAAAGGTTCCGGCCGCAATCAGCGCAGGGAACGCATCTGCCATTGATGCCTACACCTTCACAATCATCAAGACTGCGGCAACACCGACATACACAGTGCTTGAGACACAGACTAAGTTTGCTTAAGGGGATCAGCAATGCCACTTATTAGCACGCTCGCAAACGCCTCAGCTAGAGGTTACGGAATGTTTGGTGGGGCTGCACCATTGCCTACAACTGGGTTTGTCTCCATTGCAACAAGAACATTGTCTGCGAATGACTCAACAATTACATTTTCTGCAATTCCACAAGTGTATAAACATCTGCAAATCCGTGCTGTTCATCAATCAACTGCAGCGCATTGGACAAATATTTCATTCAATAGTGATACAACAACATCAAATTATATTTATCACAGACTTCTAGGAGATGGCGCTAATGCTTCTTCCGAAGGCGCAACATCATCACGCAGATTTTTTACATCTTATCCATCTCCTTATTGGTGTTCTTCTATTATTGATATTTTAGATTATACAAATACCAATAAAACTAAAACAATAAGAGGGTTGCACTCTTGGGCTGGTGATGGCGCTTCCGGATTTAATGGAGAAGCCAACTTTATTTCTAATTTATGGTTGGGAACTGCTGCAATATCAAATATTGAGATAACTACTCCGGGGCAAAACTTCACAACATATTCAACATTTGCGCTCTATGGAATTGAGGGGTAATAAAAATGGCAGCAGCACAAACTTATGAACCAATACAAACGAACACTTTAAGTTCAGCAACAAACAGCGTAAGTCTTTCTTCTATTCCACAAACATATACTGATCTAGTTCTTGTATGCACTGGTACAAACTCTGCGGGATTTGATGGCATAGATATAAGAGTTGGCAACGGATCAGTAGATACTGCCAGCAATTATGGAATTGTTGCCGTTAATGGAAATGGCACAAATGCGCAATCTTTTGCTGATTACAGTAATACCTCAATGACAAATATGGGAATTACTGGCTCATCTACAAGACAGACTTCGATTTATCATTTTATGAATTACGCCAATACTTCCACATTCAAAGCCGTAGTAGGTCGTTCTAATATCACAGATTTTCGCGTTGCTGGTTTAGGTGGTATATGGCGAAGCACATCTGCCATAAATGTGATTCAACTGCGCTCAGATAATGCTAGCTACAATTTTACTGTTGGATCAACATTTACCTTATGGGGAATTAAGGCGGCTTAATAATGGCAAATACATATACTTTAATTCAATCTTATACAGCAACTGGTTCAGTTGCCTCAATTGATTTCAACAGCATTCCAGGAACTTATACTGATTTGCAAGTTGTTATTTCAGGTCGTTCAGGTGCTTCATTTGCCAGAAGAGCCATATCTTTTACTATAAATGGTTCAACTGCTAATGATTATCGAGATATGTATCTCTTGGGTAATGGCACTGCTGCAAGTTCCGCACAAGATACACCGCCACAACCAAATATCTTAATATGGGATGTACCTGCTGCAACTTCTGCATCAAATACTTTTTCTAATATAAGTGTTTATATTCCAAATTATTCTTCTTCTTCCATAACTAAATGTGTAAGCAATGATGGAATTTCAGAAGATAATTCAACAGCAGCAATCGGTGTTCTAGCAGCTGGTCTTTATATGCAGAACACAGCCATCACCAGTCTTAGTTTTGCTGTTCAAGGTAACTTCGTTACACACTCAAGCGCATATCTCTACGGCATCAAGAACTCATAAGGAGAAAAAATGACAACACGACCAACGCGAATCGAAATCAACTGCACGACAGGTGAAGTCCTAGAGGTTGAGCTAACAGATGCTGAAATGGCACAGCGTGAATTAGATATTGCTGAAGCCGCCGCACGCAAAGCCGAAGAGGATGCCGCCGCTTCCGCATTGGCAACTCTCAAGGCATCTGCGAAGGCGAAGCTCGTCGCAGGCCAGCCTTTGACGGCAGAAGAAGCAGACACACTCGTCCTTTAATGGGATACCAAGAAGGCAATTGCACCCGGGAACCAACCCGGACGATTGACGACGCCGTCGACGAAGTAGAAGCATCGGGGATCCAAAAGAAACCAGGAGAAATCAATGGGAATCAGCACCCAACAAGTCACCGTAGGAACCACAGCAACCGCGCTCGTTGACGCAACAGCAGAAGCAGAGATGGTCTATTTACACAGCTCAAGCGGCACGTGCTATCTGGGCAACAGCGATGTAACTTCCAGCACCGGATACCGGATGGATAACGGCGACAAGCTCACGATCGAGAACAAGGCAAACGGAATCTGGGCGATTACCACCTCGGGAACCGTCACGATGCAAGTGATGGCGATCGGTAAATGACAGCGCAGGATTACGCAGCGCTGACGGTTTCACTTCTTACGATCGGCGGAGCCTTTATCGCGATGACCAGATGGCTGGTCAAGCATTATCTGGCCGAATTGAAGCCCAATGGCGGCAGCTCAGTCAGCGACAGAATTTCGAGAGTGGAAACCAGAGTAGATGAAATTTATAGCCTGCTTCTTAGCAACAGCGATCGTCGCAAGCCTTAGCGGATGCGGATACCAGGGATGGGTTCGATATCCATGCCAGCAATATGAGAATTGGCAGAAGCCCGAGTGCCAGCCGCCGCAATGCGAAGCGATCGGCCAATGCACAAAAGATCTTCTCCCAGAAGTGGATACCCAGAATGGCTAGGAAGCGCTTCACGCCCGAAGAACTTCACGCACGCCTGATCGTAACAATCGGCGTCATCTTGGCGATCGTCTTCGCCGGATCCGTTTTCAGCCTTCTATATGCTTTGCTTTTCATTACGCAGCCGATGGCGCAGGCCCCAAACGATGCCGCATTTATCGATCTAGTTTCCACATTGTGCGTCTTTCTGACCGGCACGCTTGCAGGAATACTCAGCGCCAATGGGCTAAAATCTAAACCGAAGCAGCAGCAAGAAGGGGAAGCCAGTGAACCAACTCGATAAGTTTATCGAAGTAGCAAAAGCAGAACTCGGCTACATCGAAGGGCCTCAAGATAACGAAACGAAATATCAGAAGGCAAAGCAGCCCTGGTGCGGAGCCTTCGTGAACTGGTGCGCAAAGCAGGCAGGGATCAAGATCCCAAACTGCACATACACGCCAGCAGGAGCAACAGCCTTCATGGACAAGAACGCCTGGACACTTGCGCAAGCAGCAGAACCACAGCCCGGCGATATCGCCTTCTTTGATTTCCCAGGAGACGCGCTCGATCGCATTTCACACGTTGGAATTGTGATCAGCAATAACGGCAACGGCACAGTGACCACAATTGAAGGTAACACCAGCCCGGACAAGAAGGGCGACCAGCGCAATGGCGGCGAAGTTTGCCAGAAGATGCGAGCATTCAAGAAGAAGAATCGCGGCAAGGTTCAACCATCTCTGCCAGTATTTATCGTAGGATTTGGCCGCCCTAAATTTAAGGAGATTACAAATGGATAAGAAGAAGCTCGAAGCAATTTCAATGACATATCTGCGAGCAGGAGCAGCAGCAATTGCAGCTCTTTATCTTGCAGATCCAAACCGCCCACTCAAGGAATACCTTGCAGCAGGAATCGCAGCAGTCGCCGGCCCAATCTTGAAGGCCATCGATCCAAAGGCGATTGAATTCGGACGCGGAGCAAAGTAGTAAATGAATCGGGGGGAAATTCTTCAAGAAGCAGCTCGACTCACAGCCAAAGATCGCCAGAACATCTACGGCGATCCAAGAACCAACCACTGCCGAATTGCAGACTTATGGACGACATATCTCGAGCAGCAGATAACACCACAGCAAGTGGCCATATGCATGGCGCTAGTTAAAGTCGCACGTTTGATGCAGACAGAGACAGAAGACTCCTTCATAGATTTAGCAGCCTACGCCAGCATCGCCGGCGAGATTGCGACAAATCAATGAACGAAATGATTATCCTCGTACCGACCAGAGGACGCCCACGCAACGCAGTCGAATTATTGGCAGAGCACGACAGCCTTTCAACACATTCAGACATCCTCTTCGTGATTGATGCAAACGACCCAGAGCACGATGCCTACGAATACGAAGTAGGCAAAGACAAATGCATGACGATCGAGAATGAAACCCGGGGCATGGCTTACCCAATTAACAAGGCAGCCAGTGCGATCGTAAAGAAGGGCGAATATAAATACTTCGCCTTCCTCGGCGACGACCACCGCCCACGCACAGCCGGGTGGGATGCACTTCTTATCCAGGCAATGCAGAAGCGGCCGTCGATGGCCTACGGCAACGATTTACTGCAAGGGGAACGACTTCCAACCATGATCGCGATGACAAGTGACATCGTCAAAGCGCTCGATGGAATGGTTCCGCCAAAGATGAAGCATTTATACCTCGACAATTTCTGGAAGAAACTAGGCCAGGACTTAGGAGCGCTGACTTACCTCGATCACGTTATTGTTGAGCACATGCACCCAATCGCAGGCAAAGCGGAGTGGGATGAGGGATACAAGGAAGTCAACGCAACCGAAATCTATTCATTCGACGCACTCGCCTACAAGAACTACATCGAGAGCGAAGCCTACGAATTGCTCAAGCGCAAACTAAGGCCATGAAGCAGCTCATCACTTATTCTTTATACGGCAGCGAAGAGCGATATACGATCGGTGCGATCAAGAACGCAATTCTGGCCACTCGCCACTTCAAAGGATTCACCCTGCGTTTCTACACCGGGGCCTCGGTTCCAGAATCCATCAAACAAACCCTTCGCCTCTTTCCCCACGTGCAGCTCGTAGAGGAATATGAGCCAGAAGACCATCGGGCCAAACTCTGGAGATTTCAGGCTTTAGCAGATCAGGAATACGACGTCATTCTAAGCCGCGATGCAGACGCCAGGCTGACCCACAGAGAACGGATTGCACACGAAGAGTTTCTAGCAAGCGGCCTTGATTTTCACATTATGAAAGACCACCCCACAGGCCACAATTACAAGATCAGCGCCGGCATGTTCGCAGCTCGAACCAAAGCGATCCCGGACGATTTGAAGGAGACGCAAGAACCCGGGAATTATTACACCGCCGATCAGGACTGGCTAGCGGCCCACATTTGGCCGTTGATCAAGGACAGCGCCCTGATCCACGATGAGCATTACGAAACCCCCACAGAAGGCCAGAGCAAGCGCCGCCCATTCCCGATCGCAAAGAAAGCCACGCTCCACCATATCGGGGCAGCACTTGAAGCAGACGATCGCTTCGTCTTCAGCAATGACCAGGCGATGGCAAAGGCCGAATCAGGAAGCGACAAATATCTGGCAGAATGGCTCGTATGAAGATTCTAATAACAGGAGACGCCGGCTTCGTCGGCCGCGCCTTTCATAGAGCACTCGACGACAAAGGCCATGAGATCACCGGCATCGACATCGCAAACGGAATCGATTGCAGGGATTTCTTCAAGAAGGACGACACCAGATACGACGTCGTTATTCACCTCGCCGCGATCGTCGGCGGCCGCGCCACGATCGAAGGGAACCCTTTGGCCGTTGCCAGCGACCTGGCGATCGACAGCGACATGTTTCAGTGGGCGGTAAGGACAAAGCCGAAGCATCTGGTTTATTACAGCAGCTCGGCGGCCTATCCGATTTATTTGCAAAGAGCCGCCTACCAGCAACGACTTCGAGAAGGCGACATCAACCTCGATCACATTCGAACCCCGGACTTCAGCTACGGATGGGCGAAATTGACCGGCGAAACTTTGGCCAGATACGCCAGAGCAGAAGGAATCAAAGTACACGTCCTGCGGCCATTTAGCGGCTACGGCAGCGACCAGGCGCTCGATTACCCATTCCCATCCTTGATTAAACGCGGCAAAGCCAAACTGAATCCGTTCGAAATCTGGGGAACCGGCGAGCAAGTCCGCGACTTTATCCACATCGACGATGTGGTTGCAGCTACCTTCGAAGCGATCACAAACGACATTCAAACTTTGAACCTTTGCACCGGGCGACCGACCTCATTTATCCAGCTCGCAGAGATGATTATGCTGGCGCAGGGATACCTGGCCCCGATCAAGAAACACCCAGGCAAGCCAAGCGGAGTCGAATATCGAGTCGGCGACCCCACGAAGATGCTGCAGATTTATGAACCAAAGATTAGCCTGGAAGAAGGAATCGCCAGGGCGCTCAAAGAATGAAAACACCCCCCACAGCCAGGAAACAGGCGGTGGGGGGCATTTCTTGCTAAAGGAGATCGGATGGATCCCGGATAGATCGCATCTCCTTCGCAATAACCCGATTGCCCCAAAAGACCAGGAACCGATCGGGAAGAACAGGAACGCGCAGCTCTTTCTTTGGCAGCAGCACGATCAGGAAAGACCACAGGCCAAAGAACAGGCCACAGGAGAACCAGAACCAGATCCGGCGGCCGTAGGCCAGCGCCAGAAGGCCGGCAACAGGGGCAATGGCCAGATTCCACCAGCTCATCGGATGTAGGCCTTCAGAGCATCCACGATGACCTCGCTGACCGATTTCTCATCGGCGGCAGCCTTAGCTTTGACGGCAGCCCACAGGGAATCCGAAACCCGGACAGAACGCATCTTCTTAGCCATTGGCAATCACCTCGTCGATCATGACCGAGCAGGATCCGTAACCGGAACCAGTCCAGCAGACATCGCGAGTGGCAAAGGTGAACAGGCTGGCTAGCAGCAAGCCGATCACGATCGCCACAGCGCGGCGTCGGCGCACAAACTTCGGATCCATCTTCATCATTTCAGACTCCTAAGCGCCTGGAGATAGGAAGGAAGCGTAGCCAGGGTATTCACCATGACCGCCTCCATGAGCTTGTCATCGCCAGACTCGACGGCAGTGAGCAGGTTATGCGAAGCCGTATACATCGCATCGCAGATATCGGTATGAATTGCTTTCATTGCACCCATTTATTTCTTACCTTTCACTAGTTGAGAATGAAGACCGGCGCACGTAGGGCAAACCGGGATGCGCGATTGCTCGCCATTGTCGTATTGATACCAGCGATAAACCAGAGTGGAGCTGCGGCCACAGAGAGCACATTCGCGAAAGAAGGAAACATCGCTCATGGCTTGACCTCATATTCTGAATTCTTGCGAGCGCAGAAGACACAGACATTGATCCAATAGCGCTCGCCATTTGGATGTTGATATTGGCGCTTGTAGAGCGCCTGCCAGCGACCATCGCAGGCATCACAATCAGGAAGACCGGCAACCTTCATCTGGGGCTTACTCATGATCAGCGACCTTCCCATGCAGCTCGTGGAGCATAAGGCGAGACTTTGGAATTTGAACCGACTTCAGAAGTCGCGATCCAGACGACGCCCAGGGCATCTTCGGCATCTTCGGCATCTTCGTCGACATCTTCGGAGTCAACCAGCGAAACGCAATCGATGACAGCAGCCAGAGGATAGGAAGGTTGCGTAGCAACCATGACATCGGCCTCGGCCAGTTCGGGAAATTCTTCCATGAGATCCTGGAGCTGCTCGATGAGATCAGTGAGAGTCATTATGCGCCTACCTTTGTGCGTGAATCAAAAACGATATAACCTTGAGCATCAACGACTCCACCATTGCCGTCGATATCTTGATCAATCTTTGCAGCGATAGATTTCAACGCCACTGGATATGAAGAATCTGAACGACAAAATCTATCTGTGCGAGTTGAATACTTGTAACTGAAACCCTGGTAGTCATATTTAAATATATGAACTCCGCGATAGCGATAAATGCCCTTCTCAACTTTTTCAATATTAAACATTACGCTAACCACTCCTTTGCGATCGCAACGAGAACAGAAGACGAAACCTTGCCCTTGAAAGAAACAGATGCAGCAATCGCATACTTTTCAGCTTTGTAAATATGAATCACATTATCTTCGATCGCAAAGCGAACACCAGTGTGGAAAGTACCCTTCAAGAAACCATCATTAGAACCAGCCGGATACAAATCGCAACCGCCGAAAATATTATCGACAGGAACATCGCACTCGCCAGAGATCGCAAGCTGAGTAGCAGCTTCGACGATTACATCTTCCAAAGTCATAACTGACATTTTTATTACCCCCCACCGGCTGAGACATTCGCTCTTTGCCGATAAGAGAATCTTGCCATAGGTCATGACAGATGACCAGACAAAGACGCACCTGAATCCTGTGAGTTTTATCCACAGCCCCGGCCGATTGAGCGTGTGAAGGCCGGCTGCGGCGTGGCGGATCCCAGAATCGAGAGCCAGCCCCCACAATTGGCAACGACAAGGCAGAGCGCCACAAGACCAGGGGGAAACAGATGGAGCTACAGCTCATCATCGGAGCAGGGATCGCAGCAACAGGAATCATCACAGCATTATTGTTACGCTTTCAGAACGATCCACTCGAAGAAGATATTCGAGCAGCGATGCAATACGAAAGCAAGAAACAGAAGATCGCAAAGGCGATCCGTCGATGACATATTTCGATCCTTTATTTTCAGTGCATGGCAACGAAGGTCGCCTGGCGATTTATCTCGAAGAGCGAGATGCCGTTCTGGATTTGATAGAAGAAACCGGCAGAGAAGTAGACCCGGACTACATCGCAGACTTGGCGGATTACGGAAAGATTGAAAAACTCAAAACCGAAGAAGGCTTCGATATTTATTCCAAACATCGCGACAAACTAGATCCGACAGTTTTACTCATTGCAAACATGACCCAGGACGAAGCGCTCACTTTGGCAGAACAAATCCTGATCACAGTAAGAGCCATGAGAGAACCAGCAGCTCGACGATTGGAACTCGTAAAGTAAATGGCAAATCCAAACGGACGCAAAGGCGCACTCTTCGAAACAGATGTAATGAGATGGCTGCGTTCCGTTGGCGCGATCGCTGAGCGATTGACCAAAGCCGGCAGCAAAGACGAAGGCGACGTCGTCGCGATCGTTGCAGGCAAGACATACATTCTGGAATTGAAGAACCGAAAAAACATCTCACTCCCGGCGTTCTGGGATGAAGCAACGACAGAAGCTGCAAACTATGCAAAGGCCAGAGGACTAGAACAAACTCCTCCGGCATACGTCATAATTAAGAGACGCAACGCAGGAATTGAAAAGGCCTGGGTTGTCGAAAATCTAGAGCAGTGGGTGCAGCGCCATGATTAGAACGACGCAGCATCTCCCATTTGTGCAGCTCTTCGAGAGCGCCGCATGCGCCGAGATTGGCGATCCCGATTATTTCTTCCCGGAAGGGAAAGCAGAAGAGGCAGAGCGCCTCCCAAACCTTCGCAGAATCTGCGGTGGTTGTATCGAAAGAAAGGAATGCTTGGCATACGCCATCAAAGAAGAGATCCCACATGGCATCTGGGGCGGCAAGACGCCGTCCGAGAGGGGCCATGACTTGAAGCGAGATCAGAAGAAGGAGCGCCAAAAGCGCGTCGTCAAACTCCGCGATCAAGGAATCTCAACCGACGAAATCGCCAGAAAAGTAGGCATCAGGGTGACCCAGGTTTACCGGATCTTCACTGAAGCAAACAAGGCGAGAAAGCGAGAAGACCAATCAAACCAGATCAGACATACGCAGTCCGCCGATTTATCTTCATCATTGGAATCGCAACGGTGACCAGCACGATCGCGGCGGCAGCCTTAACACCAGCACCGGCGACACCGCCGGTCGTACTCGAGCAAAGGACACCGATGGAGCACATCGATCCGAGAATGCTCGCCCGAGAATTGCTGCAGCCACAGCAATACAAATGCTTCGCGCAATTAATCGGCAAGGAGAGCGCGTGGCAATCCGTCAATAACCCACAAAGCTCTGCAAAGGGCGTGGGCCAGCTCCTTGCCGGCACATACAAAAATCTAGGGATGCGACACCCGGAATCCAGAGTCAGCCAAACGATCGCAGCTCTAGCCTATATCGGAAGACGATACGGATCCGGTGGCCCCTGCGCCGCCTGGACACATTGGAAAGAGAAGAAAACAAAGACCGGCTACGGCTGGTATTAGGGGGAAAAATGACAATCGAAATAGAACACAAAGTCGTGGACTTCGATGACGCGGTCGGCCAATGGCTGCGCCAATACAAAGAAGCCCAGGACGAAGTAAAGAAGTGGCAGGAAGTAGCAGACATCGCACGATCGCACCTTGAATCAGCGATGGGCGAAGCCGAAATCGGCATGTACCAAAATCGGCCTGTGATCCGTTGGACATATGTCGAGAGCAAACGATTCGACACAAAGAGAGCACGCGAGATATTGCCACCGCAAGTAATCGAAGCGCTCGAAATGATTTCAACCAGCAGACGATTCACGATCGTAGAGCAGGACGCATGAGCCTGCCTACGATCATCCCAAACCCAGGCATCACAGAGCCGCCCATCTTTACGCCCTACGAAGACGACGAAGAGGACGACGAATAAATGTTCGTATCACCGCACGCACCAGGCAAAGCACTCGGCGATGAATTGGCAGCAATCATCACGAAGGCAGGCACATGGACACCGAGATCAAAGCAGGTCTACATCGGCCCATCCGAGATAGGCCATTCATGCACCAGGCGCATCGCTTACAAACTCCTCGACTGGGATAAAGCAAATGAGATCCCCGGCGGCGGAAACTGGGCAGCGCAAGTCGGAACAGCGATCCATGCGCACCTGGCCGAAATCTTCGGCAAACTTGAAGACTTTGAAGTCGAACAGAAGGTCACCATTCGAGCCAATCTCACCGGCACAGTGGACTTATTCGACAAGCGGCGCGGCATTGTTATGGATTGGAAAACCACAGGCAGCACAGGCCTCGAGAAGCGACGCAAAGAAGGAGCTACGGATCAGCAGCTCGTTCAAGTGCAGCTCTACGGATATGGCAAAGCGCAAGAAGGCGCAGAGGTCAAACAAGTCGCCCTGATTTATTTACCGACAAGCGGCGGCCTTGACGACATGCATGTGGAACTTCACGATTACGACGAAAGCGTTGCGATCGCAGCTCTGGCCAGACTCGACACCGTCTACGGATTGCTCGCAACCGTCGACGTCGAGAACAGCCCGGAACTTTGGCCATTGATACCAGCAAGCCCCGATCGGCTTTGCAATTACTGCCCATACTTCCAGCCTTTCAGCACAGACTTAGCAAAGGCATGCAACGGAGATACGACTCCATGAGATGGCTGATGAATATCAACGGAGACATCTGGCGGCAAGAAACTGACTTGCCATTGAAGATGATTGAAACAGAATCATCTCAAGTACCAGACTACATTCGATTTATACACTCGGAAGAAGTCACTATTAACTTTCCAGTGCAAAGAACGATAAACGACATCCGTAAAGAGATGCTCGAAACAGAGTTGGAAAACCAACAATCAAGTAACACCAAGACAAAGGGGGAACGAGAATGACATTCTCGGAACTTGCAACAGGCGGCGACCAGCCAAAGGTCGCAGATCTAGCAAACCAATTGCTGATCATTGAACCAACCGAATACAAAGCCAGCATTAACACAGTGCATGGCGAAACAGATGCAATCGAAGTCAACGTGACCAACCTCGACACAGGCGAGATCCACGACGGCCTTCTATTCTTCAACGTAGCCTTAAAGAACGCGCTCAAGAACAAAGTCGGCCAGAAGGTTCTGGCACGCATCGGACAGGGAACAGCAAAGCCAGGAAAGTCAGCGCCCTGGATCCTGATCGACGCAACCAGTAACCCTGCGGATTTAGCAAAGGCAAACGCCTTCGTTGCATCTGCCCCTGCAAAGCCTGCGGCAGCGCCGGCGGCGGAGCCAAAGCAAGTAGTCACAGCTGACGGATTGACGCCAGAAGTCATCGCGCTCCTGGCCCAGCTCGGAGCAAAGCCAGCATAAAGTAAGCATTCTCGAGTGGGGCTTCACTCGGGGAAGGGCGCGTGGGCCAGGCGGCCGTAGGGGAAGCGAATCGGTTCGAGTCCGATTTCACGCACGCAAGAATAAACAAGGGGGCAGCAATGACGGATCAAGAGAAGGCAATCAACGAAGTTCTCGAGAGCATCGAGATAGAGATTGTAAAGATGATCAACAGAAAGCTAGTGACAGAAGCATCGGATTGCTGCTTCAGAGAACGAGAAAAGGGATTCCAGGAAGGGCTGCAATTTAGCAGAGCAAGTCTTCGCGCCCGATACATTGAAGAAGAAGCAAACGACGAATGAGCAATGAAATTCTGACCACAGCTCTGCGCTTTGCAGCAGCAGGCATCTGCGCCGTTCCAGTTGCAGCAGACGGATCCAAACGCCCCGGATTGCCAGCATGGACGGCCTACCAGAAGAAGCGACCCACGCCTGAAGAATTAATGGGCTGGTTCGGAAAGAAGCAAGACGGCGTCGGCATCATTTGCGGATCCGTAAGCGGCGGCCTTGAAATGTTGGAACTTGAAGGCAGAGCAGTCGCAAAGAAACTTCACATCGAGCTCAGGCAGATATTCGAGAGCAGCGAGCATGGCCACCTTTGGACGAAGCTCGTCAACGGATACATGGAGACGACGCCATCGGGCGGCATTCATTGGCTCTACCGGATCGCAGACGCCAAAGTGCCAGGCAATACGAAGATCGCACAGGCAGCAGGCGAAGATGGCGGATGCTTGGCCGAAACACGCGGCGAAGGCGGCTTCGTGATCACAGCGCCATCCGGCGGCAAGTGCCACCCTTCAGGCAACGCCTGGCAGATCAGCGCAGGATCCATTGAAACCATTCCAACCTTTACGATCGCAGAGCGCGAGATTATTCACCAGTACTTCGCCCTTTACGACGAAGTACCGAAGGCCGAATGGATCGAAGAAGAGACAAAGCCACGCCAGGACGGAATCCAAACACCAGGCGATGCCTACAACGACACCGTCACCTGGGAAAGCATTCTGGAGCCACTCGGATGGACGAAGGTTTACAGCAAGGGCGAAGCGACCGCATGGCGACGTCCAGGCAAGTCCGAAGGCATATCGGCGACGACAAACTTCAACGGCAACGGCAAACTCTTCGTTTTCAGTACATCAACCATCTTCGATGCGCAGAGCAGTTATTCGAAGTTTGCCGCCTACACCCAGATAGAACATAAGGGCGACTTCAAATCAGCAGCTTCACATTTACGATCGCAGGGCTTCGGAGCAAAGACAGAGCTGCGCACCGATTGGCAGCAGATCGAAGCCCACAATCCCAGCCATGTGCAGCTACACGATGAGAACGAAGAGATCGCGACCAGCTCGTGGATCCCACAGGACATCACCGACATGCAGCTCGAAGATGAACCAGGGCCATCCATTCTCAAGCGAGAAGACGGCCATCATATTCTTTATGCAAACAAGATAAACGCCATCTTCGGTGAGAGCGAAAGCGGCAAGACTTGGATCGCAATCGAAGCGGTACGCCAGGAATTAGCCAAAGGCCACTGCGTCTTTTATATGGACTTCGAAGACAGCGCTCGCGGCATCAGAGGACGCCTCAAGACGATGGGAGTGGCAACTACAGGGTTGCGCCACTTCAGATACGCAAACCCGGACGAAGGGCTTACCAGGGGCATCGTGGAAGTCATTCAAAGCGAGATCCAGATCCATAAACCATCCCTGATCGTGATCGACGGCGTCAACGCAGCGATGAACCTTCTCGGCCTCGACTTGGAGAAGAACAAAGACGCCACGACGTTCTCGCAGCTCATCCTTCGCCCACTCCGAATGGAGAACGCGGCCATCTTGACCATTGATCACGTCACGAAGAGCAAGGACACCCGGGGCAACTACGCCATCGGAGCACAGGCAAAGCGAGCCGATATCGACGGCGTCGCGATCGCAGTCGACGTGGCGATGCCATTCGGCCGGGGCTTGGACGGCTGCCTGAATCTGAAAGTAACCAAAGACCGGCCAGGATTTGTCCGCGCCATCTGCCAGGACGCTAAAGACCTCGGCGTCGCCAATTTGAAGAGCAACAAGGACGGAACCATCACAGTCACGATTAGCGGCGGCACAATTCAAGTGACGACGAAGGAGCAGAAGCTTCAGGAAGTATCGGCCTTCTTCAAACGCATGGGCAACGAGATGGGCCAGAACGACATCCGCAAAGGACTGCGTCAAGAAGGAATCGAGATCGGAAACCAGGAATTAGGGCAGGCATTGGAGCAGCTCATCTCCGGCGGCTTCATCGAATTTAGGAAGCAAGGGCAGAAGTACCTCTACAAATTCAAGAATCAATTCATGATCGGTGACGTCAACGCATGGGAAGCGGAGTAAGCAGCCTGTGGATAACTCAACTGTTCCGCCGTTCCGCACCGTTCCGCACCGTTCCGCAGAACGGCAGGGCAAGAGCGACCAAACTGTTCCGCTGTTCCCCCCCTATAAGGGGGAACGCGGAACAGTGGAACAGCAGCCAAAGGAACAGAATAAATGAAAGATTCAAACTTCACTCCTTTATTTTGCACAGCCTGTGGAAAACTTATCTGGGAAGGGTTGGCCGTCGGATTTCAGATCAGACTCGACCCCGGAACTTTGACCATTCAAGAAGAGATCATCAAACGGATCCAGGGCAGCCGAACATTTGAACTACATAGGACGGCCGTATCATTTGAAGCAGGGCTGCGATCGCTGAACGCCATCCAAAGAAGCCAGGGCAAGAAGCCACTCATTCTGGCCAGCCACAGCTGCAGCCGGAGTAAAGAGATATTCAGATTCGAAGGGCAGGAGCCAAGCGAAGATGAGATCCCGGATTATTGGAACAGCAGGAAGAAGCCACAGCTCGAAACCGAAGGGATACCGTTCTGATGGACTGCACAATCTGCGGCAAGAAGACTGAGCGACCAGGAGCCTGCAACCGATGCGCCTCCAAAGTCCGCAACCAGATCGCAGAGCTTCCACAGCTCCACAAAGAAGCCGGACAATTTCTGCACCCATCCCGGACAGGATCAGGGGCGGCCAGCACCGAGCGCAGCATTGGCATCAACGTCTCGGCTTTGGACTTCACGATGGCGACGGAACTTCTTCGAACCCTTCATGCCTGGGAATCCACGATCCGTTTCACCAGACAGCTCACGCCTCCTGCAATGTTGATCAAGGAAGCAAGTACAGAGGGCGAAGTCTTGGCGAGCGCAACCTTTCACCTGAGCCACCTCGATTGGTCACTTGGACAAGAATGGGCGGCAGACTTCGCCCACGAAATCCAGATTATCCATGCCAAAGGAAGAGCAGCTGCAAAGCGCTTCTCGGAGCAGCCCCGGCGAATCCCATGCCCGAGCGATGACTGCAAGAAGTACGTGGTCATTGACGCCGATAACTTAACAGCCGAAGTCGCCTGCTTCGGATGCAAGCAGCAATGGACGGTGCTGCGGTTGATAGCATTGGCAATGAGCAACCCGAGCAAAACCTTTTACCTCGACGTTGAAGCGATTGCAATGTGGCTAGGAATTACAGAGCGCGAAGTTTATAGAACGATCAAGAAGAATGACATCCAGAGAAGAGGAAGTCTTTATGACATCGCAGCAATTATCCAGGCACGATCATGACTAACGAATTGACGAAAGTGTCAATTCAATCTGATACGCTTGCGCTAGCAGATGCAACCATCCCCGAAAGACAAAGGGGAATCGAATGCTAAACATAACCATAAGCATCGGCGATGTTCACACAGACATGACGACTGACAATAACTTATCATTCGACGCGATCGAGTCATTACTTAACCGAGCAGTTACTGCAACGCTTCAATCATATCTCTCACTGCCGGAGAAGGACAGGCTCGCGCTTTACGGATCGGAATTCGAAGACGACCATGACGGAGATGACGACTGAAAGAACGTGTTCAAGATGCAAGGAAAGCAAACCACTGCGTCTCTTCTGCAAAGATAGAAGGAGAGCAGATGGAGTGCGTGAACTTTGTAAGTCTTGCAGGAGCAGCGATCGTCGCATTGTTCATAAGGCGAATAAGAATCGCCAGGCGATACTCGAAGAGCAGAACAATGCGTGCGCTATCTGTGGCGTCCATATTGAAGAGAGCGCAACGAGATTCGTAATGGATCACAATCACGAAACGAATCAAGTACGCGGAATACTTTGTAGCAATTGCAACGTCGGACTTGGATACTTCAAAGACCAGCCCGGCAGACTTGGCCAAGCAATCAAGTACCTCATGGATTACGATGGCCTTACCTAGACCATGCAAAGACTGCGGAACGATTGCACGCGCAGCTCGATGCAACGACTGCGATCGCATTCATCGAAAGATTAAAGAAGCAACCAGGCCCACACGTGCGCAGCGCGGATACGACTACCAGTGGCGACAGATCAGCAAAGCACTCAGAGAAGAGCAACCCTGGTGCAGCGAATGCGGCCGGACAAACGACCTCACCGTCGATCACATAAAGCCCCTGGCAGATGGCGGCATGACAATCAGATCGAACCTTCAAGTTCTCTGCAGAAAATGCAATTCCAGCAAATCGAATAGATAAACACGCACAGACCCCCCACCCGGTATATCCCGGTACGGCTCTAATCTTTAGGGCGCAAGGGGGGAGTTCAC